TTCATTTCTGAATAGTGGAGTTAATTCCAAAAATTGCATTGTAATCGCAGTTGCAACTGGATGTGAATCCTCATATGCAGACCATCCAATGTTATCTGGTGTATGATCAATACCAAAGTCAGTCAAGGCGCATATTTTGGGTTGAGGTAATGATTTAATTCTTGAGTTTCCATTCATGTAGCGAATGAAAAACACATTTGGAGAATTTATTAAGTTTGCATTTTGTGAGAGTTCAGGCAAACTTTGTACTTTCAAGAATTTGATGATTTGTCTCAACCTTTTTGCTTCTTCGGGTGATCTTGATACAAATTTCCAACCAAGATCAAATACTCTCATATTGGGACCACGGAAAAGGAGTTCCATGTTGGGATTTGCCGCTTTTCCACTGACTCGTGCTAAAATATCACTAGGTTCTAATCCTGCACCTAAATTTATGGTTTTTAACAGTGCTGTTGATAATGATGCTGCTGCTATTTGGTTGAATCCAAAGGTATCTTCTCCAGTTCCTCCAGCACCAAAAATTCCACCTATGCTTTCAAGAACTGTACGGAAAGCAGTTCCTAATGCGCCAATATCACCACCAGCAGCTTTTATTGCTGGTTCTGCAACTATTCCAACACCAGCAGCAGTAATAGGACTTAGTTTACTCATTGCCCAACTAGCAGACGCTCTATCTCTTACTGCTGTTGGTATTGGGAGAATAACTTCCCCTTGATAATCATAATTTCCAGGAGGTAGATCTGCATTAGCAGATTTTAGACCTTTTTGAACAACAGATTTAAAATTTGCACCAGTTATAGGATCGCTTCCAGTATTACCCTGAGGTGGTTTATATTTTAATGCTCGGATTCGAATATGATCTTGAGATCCTTCTCCAGAAATCTGCATATCAACAGGAACCATGAATACCTTTCCAGATACGTTAGTTCCTGCCTTATTTGAAAAACTTGCTGGTGGAGCATCAACTGTATTTTGTGGAACTCCTGTGGCAGTTCCCTGTCCACTCTGATTATAAGCCTCCTCGTCTATAACACCATCAAACTTTTCTACGCCTGGAAACGCTTTCAGGGTATTTTCTATTTTAGTTTTGTTATATGTATCTTCAGCAGCAGTTTTAGCAGAGGTATAATTTAATTTTTCACCTTCTGCAGTTGTAACAGATATAACTTTTCCTATATCAGAACCTTCTTTTGAGACCTTCGCGTTAAGTCCAATATTGCCAGCACTATCTTTCAAACCAGTAACGGTTACTACTTTGTTTTTTTGTTCGGTTTGACTTGCCATTACCTGCCACTTCCTGTCCAGACTTTACTATCGGAGACATATCTACCTTTAGGGTTTCTGAAGTCCTGAACTGGTAGTTTTGATAATCCTTTCCACTCCCTTGCTGGAACTCTGTAAAAAGTGCCACAATTTGCAATAAAATAAGTATGCAAACAAATTTCGGGCACAATGCCACGCCATTCTCCTGCTTTATTTATCAAACTTCCAGCAACTCCTTCTCTAATGGTTGGTGAGAGATAATGTAGGTTCGCTCCAAACATCTTTCCATTCTTTGCATCTATGTTTATGATGTAAGTCATGGGATATCTGTCATAATATGGGTAGTTATATGGATACTCTGCACTGTAGGAGTAAAAGTATATATTGCCATATGGATTTAATCCTGCAGTGTCAATGTCATCATCTTCACTCTTCCAGTCAATTTTACTCAACTTAGACTCTATTTGTTGTCTGTACCAACTCTTTGATTGTTTTTTTCCACCTGCTTCTTTTTCTATTTCGTTAAAGAGTTTCATATTCCTAGATCATCCTCTGTGAGTATTTTGAATTCCAATAATCTATCCGCACAATATTCTTTTGCCGCTTTCCACTTTGCCTGATTTTTTGCATATTCATGAACTTCATTAATCCAGTTTTTAGTTCTTCTTTTTGGATTTTGTGGCGGACCTAGGACTTGTTTCTTTGGTTTAATTTCAATAAGATACTTTTTTATTTGCCCAGATTTATCACGAACTTTGATGTAGAAGTCTGGAAAATATCTATGCACTTTTCCGTCAAGTGGAGACATGTATGGGACTACAATTTCTTCACTACCAAATTCTAATATGTTTTCATTATCGTCACAATACTTTAAAAATTTCAATTCCCAAGAAGATCTGTAAATTACATTGGTTGGATCACCTTTGTATTTTTGATAGTTCTTTACTTTATATCTTCCTTGGTAATACTGGCGCATATCTCTTATACATATTATAGATGCAGTAACTATTTATTTTTAGATGCCGTTCCATACACAAGAAGATCCAAGGAAGTTGACGCGCTCCATTGGTAGTGTGATCAATACTTTCTCAAAGGTATCTACAACAACATTCTTTAAAGTTACTTTTCCAATTAACGGTGGATTAAAAAGTTGGTTGAATAATACTGGTATTTACGACTTTACCGAAACTGATGGTCTTGATGGGATGGAGAAGATAGAATTGCTGTGTTCAGAAGCAATTCTCCCAGGACCTTCATTTAAGAAAACTGAGGTACTTGGTAATAGGCAGGGTATGAGAGAAAGTTATCCTGTCTTAAGAGCATTCCCTGAAGTGCAGTTGACTTTTTATGTGGATAAGCAACATGCAGTAATTAGATTCTTTGAGGAGTGGTGTAATTATATTAATCCTTTGTATGATAATAATAGAGTAATACAGTCTAGCAGACGCGGACAAAATGACAGTGGTGCATTCAATAAAAATGCTACCTACAAAATGAAATATCCAGATTCATACTGTCAGAATTTTCTAATCACAAAGTTTGAGAAAGATTTAACTAATGTATATGGTGGATCTATTGCAAACTCTGCATATTATACTTACGAATTTTTAAGAGCATATCCATCTAGTGTTCTTGCAGCACCAGTTTCATATCAAGGATCTCAAGTCTTAAAATACACAGTTGTGTTTGATTATATGAGATATATTACAAGAAGAACTCCTCAAGGAGCGACGGCATTTTCATTTCCGATTGGTGCTACAAGCACTCCTCAAAATACTGAAACACAATCTTCTCCTCTTGGAACTCCTGGTGGCACCACTAATACTCAAAGACTTGTTCCTGTGAGGGGAAATAGTGGAGTTGTATTTTATGATGCAACAATAGATACTAGAACCAGCGCAGAAGTTAGTGGCAACTTCTTCAATTCTCAAGGATTACCAGTAATCAACTAAATAAAAATAACTGAATTAATTGTATGCCTTTACCAACAGTTGCTACGCCAACTTATGATTTGGTTCTACCATCAAATAATAAAAAAATCAAATACAGACCCTTTCTTGTAAAAGAGGAAAAGATTCTAATTATTGCGATGGAATCTAAAGATCCTCAGCAGATTACCAATGCAGTAAAGCAGGTTATTTCTAACTGTATTCAAACCAAGGGAATCAAGGTTGAGGAACTTCCAATTTTTGATATTGAATATGTATTCTTGAATATCAGAGCAAAGGCTATTGGAGAAGCAATTGAATTAATTATAACCTGTGGTGATGATGGGGAAACAAAGGTTCCCGTTACAGTATATGTTGATGAGATTAAAGTTGAAAAACCAAAAGGTCATACAAATAAAGTATCTATTGATGGTGGATATAATATTCAATTGAAGTATCCATCCTTGGAACAATTTATAGGAAATAATTTTGACATCTCGAATAAATCTTCTGAGAATCTTGAGAAGTCTGCAAAATTAGTTTCCATGTGTATTGATATGGTGTATAATGATGAGGATTGTTGGGCAGCATCTGATTGCACTGAAAAAGAAATAATGCAGTGGGTTGATTCTTTGAGTCCTAAAGACTACAAGAAAATTGAAAAGTTCTTTAAGACTATGCCTAAACTATCACATACCATCAAGGTTGTAAATCCAAACACGGAAGTTGAGAATACTATCGTTTTGGAGGGTTTATCCGATTTTTTCGCATAGCCCTGGCAAAGGAGGATTTGGAGACATTCTTCAGAATCAACTTTGCCTTGATGCATCATCATAAATACTCTTTGACTGAAATTGAAAATATGATTCCTTGGGAAAGAGAGATCTACCTTGAATTGTTGAAACAGCACATAGAGGAATTAGAAGAGAAGAACAGAAATGTCGGATGATCAGCAAAAACCAAACATAATAGATATCCGCAAGTTCTTTGGGGGTAAATCTTTATCGTCTGCTGATGTCAAGGTAAATAAAACTCAGGTATTAAAAACCGAACCATCTTTTATTGCTGCTCCAGAATTAGCATCATTATTGGATGTTGTTGCTACTAGTGTAGAAGATAAGAATAATTACGCAGAAAAAATAAAATCTGATGAAAGACTTAGAGTAACAGAAATTGCTCGCCAAGATCAGTCTGATAGCAGATTTCAATCAATCCTAAACTCTTTAACTCAAGATGTAAAGGGACTTAGAACTTCTTATGATAATATCATAGAGACATTAAACAAGGATAGACAGTTAAGAGAGAAGGAAGCGAGAGAGCGAGAGGATTATATAAAAAGACAGAGTGCAGAATTAAGTAAAGAAAGGGTTGGTGAATCTTTACTTATGCCTTCAAAAGTACAACCAGGGCAGTCTTTTACCGAAGATGTTGATGTGTCTGAAGACACTGGGGAAGTTGGAATAGGTAAACTTTTGGGTGCTGCCAGCGGACTTGGATTGATAAGCATGTCTCAAATATTTGGAGGATCTCCAGAAGATTATGGTGAGGAACCTGAAAGTGATGGAAAAACCTATTCTGCTGGAAATTACGATGCAACTAAATTAACACAACTGGCAAGAAGTGTTGGAATGCCTGAGAATAAAATTCCAACCATGGTTGCTATTGCTCTGGCGGAGTCTGGTGGAGATTCTGGATCACATAATCCAAATGCAAAAACTAGAGACAATTCCTATGGATTGTGGCAAATTAATATGTTGGGGGATTTGGGTCCAGATAGAAGACAGAAATTTGGAATAGAATCTAATGAAGAACTTTTTGATCCAGTAACAAATGCAAAGGCAGCAAAATATGTTTTGGAGAAAGGTGGTGGATTGACTGCTTGGTCAACTTATAAAGGTGAGGGTAAAGGTAGATATGCAGAGTTTTTGGAATCTGCAAATAAAGCATATCAAACCACAAAGGCAGAACCTGCAAAACCAAAACCAGCAGCAACAACTTCTTCAACAAATACTAAAGGGTCTCCAGAGACTCAATCTAGTGTTGAACCACAAGAACCTACTATTCCACCTACGGAACCTTCTCAAGAAGTTTCAGAGACTAGTGCAAAATCTAATGAAACTCAAGTTGCAGTAAAGGAGAGGGAAATGGAACCAAAGGTATTGCAGGCAAATAATACCTCAGCAACACCTCCAGTTATTGTAATCCCAGGTCAACAAGGAACTCGAACCGCAGCATCTCAACCATCGAGACAATTGAGTGAGGATCTTGCATTCTTCTCATCTACAAATCCAGAAAATTTATACATGTTCTCTAACCTAAGAGAATTAAATTTAGTATAATATGACAAAAACACTAGTAGAAGTCAATACTGATACTGCAATTGATTTGTCAGAGGAGATAAAAAGTATCACCTCTAGAATGAACTCGTTTTTAAATTATCTACAATCAACAGATAAACGATTTCACGTTAAGCAGTTAGAAAGAGATAGAAAGGTAATTGATGCTCAATTTTCAAATCAATTGAGTGAAAAACGTGAAGATGCTAAATTAAAGTATGAACAACCTAAAGTTGAAAAGAAGGATGATTTAAATCCACCTCAACCAAAACAAAGAGTGGTTGAGGATGATGGTGAAGGTCTATTTGAATCGATCTTAAACAGAACTACTCAAATGATACCTATGCCAACGGGACTTCCAATGCTCCCCCCAATGCTTCCTCCAATGATCTCCTATGAGCAATCTGCACCCACTGAGGACTTAGAACTTAGTGAAGTTGGAACAGTAGATTCTTCTGGAAGACCGATAAAATTTATTGGACCTGCTTCTGAGGCATTTAAAGAGATGGCACAGGATGCTGCAAAGCAAGGTCTAGACATTGGTAAAGGTATATCTAGTTCTTATAGAAGCGAAGAAGATCAGATACGAGTTTATAAGGAAAAATATGGTGCAAATTGGAAACAGTATTATGTTGGCAATTCCAACCACATGAGTGGAACTGCATTTGATATAAATTGGAACACCGCAGAGGGTGCTTGGATAAGAAAAAATGCTAGTAGATATGGATTTAAATATAATACGTACAGTGGAGATTCAACTCACTTTGACTATGTTGGTGGGCAAGTGGAAAGTAAGAAGAAAAAACCTTTGGAAACCAGTAGTTTGCAACCACCAGTCAAACCAATTTTTGTTGTACAAGAACCATCTACACAACAGGCATATCAAACTCAGGAAGTTGCAACTTCTTCTCGCAGAAAGTCGTTAAATAATACAGGGATACCATTAGAACAGATTTTATTTTCCATAGTATAATTAAATGGCAGAAAGTAAGTACGGGATAGATGAATTTTTAGTTCAACCATTATCTGGTAGTGGTGGTCCCATTGACCTGTCTTCTGCTATTATTGGATTAGAATACTTTGAGGATATTTTATCTCCAACAATTACCGCAAAGGTTTTGTTTTCTGCAACAGAAATTTCAACAAAAGATGGTTCAAAGGATGTTGAGATATTTGGAGGAGAGTCTGTAACTTTTGATATAAATGTTCCAGATTTCGAAAACTTGGACATGACTGAATATGGTATGGTTGTTAGAAAGGTATCCTCTGAGAAGAATGGTAGGCAGGGAATATATGTTTTGGAATTGGTTAGTAAAGAATCAATATCCAATGAGACTGCCAGGGTAACTAAAAGATACTCCAAACCAATAAGTGAAAGTGTAAAAGAAATTGTATCAGTTCTCAAGACCTCAAAGAGAGTAAAAGTAGATTCTACATCAAACAATTATAATTTTATTGGTAACACTAGAAGACCCTTTGATGTTGTAACTTGGTTGTGTCCTAAATCAGTTCCATCTGGTAATGGGACGCCAGGATTCTTTTTCTATGAAACTAGAGATGGATATAATTTTTTAAGTGCAAATAATTTATTGAAAGGTGGAGGTGGGCAATACCCAAATGTTTATGCTCAATCTGAGACTAGTGATAATCCTGGATCATCAAATAACAATTTTAAAATTTTAACTTCCAGAACTGCAAAAAATAATGATATCCTGACATCATTAAGACTTGGAATGTATTCTAATAATAGTGTATATTACAATCTTTATGAGAACAAATATGAAAATGTGAAATTTACACTAAAACAGCAGTATAATAGTAAATTGAAGACCTCTGCCGAATCAGCATCAGCACCCAAACTTGAAAATGGTTTGGAAGATTATCCTTCCAGACTTATCGTAAAAGCACTAGATGCTGGAAATCTGACAGCAGCGGGTAAATTAGAGAAACCTCAAAACTTACCTAAATATCAATCGATATCAACTGTTAGGTATAGTTTATTATACTCTCAAGTGTTAAATATAATTATACCATGTAACACTGAACTACGAGCAGGGCAATTGATTGAATGCGATATCCCTAAACCGACATCGAATTCAAATAAATCAATGGAATCAACTGCAAGTGGAAAATATGTAATTGCATCACTATGTCATCGATTTGATGAAAATAGAAAAGCATTTACTAGTTTATCATTAATCAAAGACTCTTACGAATACGTAACGGAATAGTATGGAAAACATCGAACAACACATTCAAAAAGATAAGGAGATTCTGGACAATCCTCAGACATCTCCTCAAGCACGTAGACATACGGAAGAAGAACTTGCTGCATTAGAGGCATACGCAGAAAACCATAAAGAACAAATCGAAGCAGGAGATCATCACGATCCAACAGCACTTGAGTTGTACTGTGATGCAAACCCAAGTGCTCCAGAATGTTTAGTATACGACGACTGATATGCTTTTAAACAACTCATCAACTGATTTAAGACTGCAACTTTCAAAATCCAACTTCATGGGGAAGGATGGATTTACGTGGTGGGTTGGACAAGTTGCTCCGCTACAAACTAGTGGAGCAACTGCTCTACAAATGCGTAGTAGAGAAAAAAAGCAGGAAAGTGATCTTTATTATGGAAGGGTAAAGGTAAGAATTATTGGTTACCACACTTCAAATTGTCAAGAGTTGCCTGATAAAGATTTGCCATGGGCACATATCATGGTTCCTCCAGGCAGAGCAAATGGCACATTAAATTCTGGTGAATCGCATGAATATAAAGGTGGAGAGACTGTATTAGGATTCTTCCTAGATGGTGATGATGGTCAACAACCAGTCATCATGGGATCACTTTATAAGAATACTTCGGCAAAACCTGAAGTTACTTTTACCGAAGTATTGACAAAAAACTGCTCTTCCTTTAAGGTATTTGAACCAAAGAGAGTTGGTAATGGTCAGTTACATAATAGTAAAATTCCCGACAATCTTGATGGTGGAAAAAATGTTCTGACTGGTGTTGAAAAGGCGATAAAAACTGGAGGTGGCACAACACCTGGATTATCTGAAGTTTCAAGGGTAAATCCAAAAGAGAGTGATAAGGCTGCTGCAGCTTTGGGTCAAAACTTAGATAATGAGACAAATTCTATTGTCTTGTGTCAAGAAGATCAAATTTCTAGAATTACAAAGGCATTAAATGATTTTACAAAAAGAATTCAAGGAATTCAAGGATTTTTAGATGCATTTGTTGCTCCTGTTGTTGGAAAACTTGCAAACCTTGGAGCAGAAATACGTCAAATAGGTCAACTAATTACTTCAATTATTACCGCTTTAATTAAAAAGGGTATGAAGAAGTTGATGGAGGAGATTAGTAGAAAGGCAGAGAAGGCAATAGGTTTACTTTTCTCTAAACCAAAGCAACCTGCAGCAGCACAGACGGTTAGGACAATTATGTCCACCATCTATTGCATTTTTAAGAAAATTATTAAGAGCCTACTGAAGTTTATTGTAGATTCTCTTCTTAGTTTCTTAGGACAGATTTTAAACGCAGCAGCGTGTTTCATCGATAATTTTGTAGGACAACTTTTAAAATCTATCTTTGATAAGATAGCGAGTTTGGTAGAAGGTCCTCTTCAACAACTAAGTTCTTTTCTTGGTGGTGCCTTAGGAAATGTTTCATCGTTCCTATCAAAGGCGATGGCAGTTGCTAATTTCATCAAAATGCTTTTAAATTGTGAAGAAAGAAACTGTCAGGAGAAATCTGAGACCTATGATATGAAGTATGGTCCAAAGCAAGCAGATGTTGATAGGTTTAATAAGATTCTAAACAAGGCAGGACTTGGTGGAGCACAAAGTCTTGCAAATGATCTTGCTAATGATTTAGACTTAGACTTGTCTGGTGGTGGTTATGATTTAGGTGCAGGTGGATGTAATCCAAACATTCTTCGTTGTGGTCCACCACAAATTCAAATTCTTGGTGGTGGCGGATTTGGTGCTATTGCCAAAGCAGTCGTTAATAATGCAGGTCAAGTCATTGGTGCAGACATGAGTGCCCTAGGTTTTGATTACACTGAACCTCCAATGGTTTCTATTATTGATGGTTGTAGAAAGGGTGAATTTGCTAGAGGAAGAGCAATTCTTGGTGGAGATGTTACTGATAGGGGTGGACAGCAAGTTATTGCTATCGTAATTGATGATCCTGGTGAGGGATACTTAAATAATATTACGGTTCAGGAGTATGGTGAAGATCCAGTTTCTGTTCCTAACGATCAGTTGGATGAAGACTCTAAGAGTGTTTATGCAACCCTAGATGATATTGACATCTCTCTTGGTGGAACTGGATATGAGACGGGAGATACGGTATCTACTGCAAATGGGTGCGAATATACAATCACTGCTGGTCCTGGTGGGACTATTATAAAACTAACTAAATCTAATGAGTGTGGTGGAGGATTCACTGAACTTCCAGATCTCACAATAAATACAGAAAATGGCGTCGGTGCTGTATTGAGACCTGTTCTTAAGTTTACCGAAGTTGATGCAGGAACTGGAAACAATCCAGATCAGAAGGGAATTATTCAAGTTATTGATTGTGTGCAGAGATGAACGAACCAAAGTTTACTATATTTGACTACTATAGAATAGATGCTGGCAACAAATTACCTGTTGTGGGTGAAGTCGAATATGCTGTAACTACTCATAGTGGTCAGGGATTCGGACTTGCTGCTTCAGGAAAACACTTCTTAGTTTGTAATGATATCTCTCATGAAGCGGTTGGATGTAATCTAAGAAAGAATAATGACGCTGATCAACCATTCACACCAGCAAAGTGGATTCTTGCAAAGAATGGCGACATTAAGATTGAAGCACCAAATGGAACTATTCATCTTGAGGCAAGAAATGTTAGAATAAAAGCCGCTGGAGCAGAAACTGACACTACTCAGGATGGAAATGTTGATATTCAGGCATCAAATGAAATTGTTTTAGATTCTTCTGATACGATTAAATTGTCATCTACAAACTTAAGAATGACCGCATCTTTTGATATGGTTATTGATTCAACTTATATGACAGTAGCGGCATCATTTGCTGGTGGTGGATCTTCTGTTGACTCAGCATTAGGTATACTAGATATACCAAGTACTTTTATTACCAATGTAAAAGGTTTAAATTTATTCTGATATGTATTTTCCTACATTAGGCGCAACAAAAAGTTTACATGTTGGATTAGCAGATCCAACTTTTGTTCCAGGAGCTTCTGCGTTAAACCTTCCTGGACTTGCAACAATCAATGGACCATTAATTGTCGGGGGTACAGCAGTTGATGGGGTCATGGGCCCTATCTTCCCCAAAACAGCAACAGTAAATATTATACCCACAATTAATGCGCCAGGAACAG